GGTAGAGCTACAACAGGAACTGGTGATAATGAAATTGCACTTGGAAATACTGCTATTTCTGCAATAAAAGCACAAGTTACAAGCATAACTGCATATTCTTCAGATGAAAGAACGAAGAAAGATATCGCAGATTATGATTTAAAAGGTGTTGATTTTATAAAAGAATTAAACCTTAAAACATATATCTACAAAAACCCAGCAGATTTTCCAGATGAAATAAGAGATAGTAAATGGGATGAGGATGGAGCAGAAAGGCTAGAAGACCCAACAGAAACACAAGTGGGATTAATTGCACAAGAAGTTGAATCGGCACTTGCAAAGCACGGTGTTGGAAACACAGAAACCTATGCACCTACTCAAGATAGCGGTATTAAGACTTTGACTTATGGAAATCTTATTTTCCCTTTAATTAAAGCTGTTCAAGAATTGTCTGCAAGAGTAGAAGAATTAGAAAATCAATAATTAACTAAACAAGGAGTCAATAATGGCTAAAGACAAAAAAGAAAAGCCAGTCTTGAATCTTGATGACAAAGAATATGTTATTGAAGATATGACTGATGAACAAAAAATGATGGTAAATCATATTAATGATTTGCAAAACAAACAGAGTACGAATCAGTTTATGGCTGACCAGTTGGCTGTTGGTAAAGAGGCATTTGTAAATATGCTTCGTGCATCATTAGAAGAACCTGAAGTCGTAAAGGCTGAAGAAGAGTAATGATTATAAGGCGATGCTCCCTTGACCACGATATTGTTATTCATAGAAATAACAAGAAGGGGATGACTAAAACAATTCAGTTAAGTGATGGAACTTTAAAGTCTCTTAAATATCCAGACTCATACGATTATTTTCTTGTTGTAAATGGAAAAATTGTTAAAAAGTCAAACTCATTTGAGATTGTAGAAACTGCTTATGTAAATAAGTGTACTGAAATACATGGAAGTAGTCAAGGGCGTATCGACTTGGTAAAGCATAAATTGGTTAATAATAAGGTAGAAAGCAAATGAATAGCCCATTATTAAAATTAGTGCAATGGCAAAAGAGAACTGGTCAGTTAGATGCCTGGACATCTTACCATATAGCAGCAGGTGCATTTTTATGTAAAATATTTCAATGGATGGGGTGGACTTCATTTTGGTGCGTTATGGGAGTTTTTATTGTTGGTGTTGCCTGGGAAGTTTTCGAGTATTATATAGAAAACTGGAGACCTTACGGAAGTAAAAAGAAGTGGGCATATAATACAATTGCAGATATTGTCGTGGAAACTGCAATGGCTTGGTGGATGGTGTTATGAATAATAAAATAAAAAAATTGAAAAATGGAGATTTTGAAGTTATTAGTACGAGTTACGATATTCCTGTTAGTTATAGTTACGTTGACAGGATGTGACTCAGGCTGGTCTATAGCTGGCTGGGAAGTTAAATGAACAAACCATTGAATGATGAGTTACAGATTCATATATCAGTTAAATGGGCAGTTCAAATTGTTTTTCTTATTGTCACATTAACTGGTGGTTGGTACACATTAAAATCAAACATCAGTAATAATGCTAATGATATAAAACATATAAAAGAAAGTCTGATCGAGTACGAAAAAATGGTTGATGAAAGAGTAGGTCGATTAGAAAAATATAAAGAACAAGAATTAGAGGAAGTGAATAAGTCACTTCTTTCAAAAGTATTAGGTAAGGGTGATTAATGGATACAACAGCAATGCTGGAAGCCTATGGCACATTAGGAGCAACAGGAGTAATTTCGTTGCTTTTTGGGTTTATGATTACAAATTTAATTAAGTCTCAATCAGCACAAAATGAAAGTCTTGATAAGATTTCCGTTGATATAGCTAAAGCTGAGGGAACTACTAACAATGTTGAAGGAATACTTTTAAAGTTACTTGACAGAATACAGCGTGAGTCAGAACAGCAAAATGACGAAAGAAATAGAAGACATGAGTCAATGATGAAAGAAATAGATGATTTGTCTGACAAAATAAGTTATTTATCTGGAAGAATTAATGGCGGAGGCAAGCACTAATGGGGAATGAAAAAGACCTTTTGACCATGATGGTCAAGCTAGATGAACGTCAAAGAACAATATTTAATATGCTTGCAAGAGTAGAAAAACATTTAGAAAAATTGAATGGAAAAGTAGCTAGCCACGAGACACAGTTGGCAAAAATTCAAGTCTGGGGAACAGTATCAGTTGTAAGTTTTCCTATAATCGTAAACGTAATAATGAGGTTTGTATAATGGATATAAAATCAATGCTCGTAAAATTAGCAGAAGAGCAAGCAGAAAAAATGAAAGAAGAGGCAGTTAAGCATTTATCGTCAGATGAAATGACAGAGAATATTGCCACAGCAATTAATAAAAGAATTGACATCCCTTTTGTCTCTGAAGAAAAAGAGCAAATATTTTTTGAAAAGTGTGTTGATGTAGTTACTGACATAGTAGAAGGATTATTTAAGGGTAAGTAGATGTTATCAGTTTTTTTAATATTTACCTTGTCAGGTGAAATAGATAGTTCAAAAGTAAAAGCAACAACCCACCCATCATATAATGTAATGGCATATAACATGGATGATGTCAAAAAGAAAAAAAAGAAGAAAAAGAAGCTAAAAGGCAAGGGTAAAAAGAGTAAAAAGGGTTTCTTTTCTAAGGTTTTTGGAAGTAAGTAATGTCTAGAAAACGTGATCCAAGATTGGCAAGATACGGTTTAAGTGCATATAACAAACCAAAAAGAACTCCTCGCCATCCTAAGAAATCTCACGTTGTTCTTGCTAAAGTTGGCAGTAAGGTAAAGTTGATTAGATTTGGTCAACAAGGTGCTAAAACAGCAGGAAAACCTAAAAGAGGTGAATCTGCCAGAATGAAAGCAAAGCGTAAATCATTTAAGGCAAGGCATCGTAAGAATATTGCTAGAGGGAAAATGAGTGCTGCGTGGTGGGCTAATAAGGTAAAATGGTAATGAAGTTAAAAGGAATAAGTTTAAAAGGGCTAAATAAACGACAGAAATCTGCTATGCGTAGGCATTCCAAACACCATACTAAAAAACATATTCGTGCTATGGTTTCTGCTATGCGTAAAGGTAGAACATTTGGTCAGTCTCATAAGTCCGCAATGAAGAAGGTTGGGAGATGAGAAAAAAAAGGAAGAGAAAAACAAGGTCAAAATCCAGAGTAAATGAGGCAGGTAATTATACAAAGCCTGCAATGCGGAAAAGACTTTTTTATAGGATAAAGGCAGGTAGTAAGGGAGGAAGGGCTGGACAATGGTCTGCTAGGAAAGCCCAGATGTTAGCCAGAGCTTATAAAAAAGCAGGTGGAGGATATAAGTAATGGCTTTAAAAAAAACTCAAAAAAGTTTAAAGAAGTGGACAAAACAAGAATGGGGATATGTAACTAAAAGTGATGAAAAAAAACCCAGAAGAAAAAGAGGGCGTTATTTACCTAAGTCAGTTAGGAAAAGTCTCAGTGCCAGTGAAAAAGCATATACAAACAGGCAAAAAAGAAAAGCATCTGCTAAAGGTAAACAACGTGCTAAATACTCAAGAAAAGTAAGAAAAAAAGTAAGGAGAGCAAGATAATGCCAATGGGTAAAGGATACGGATACGGAAAGGCAAAGCCTAAGAAGAAACGTAAAAAAATGAAAAGTAAAAAGAAGAGAAGGTAATGTATAAGTTCGGCAAGCGGAGTCGTGATAGACTCAAAGGTGTGGATTCTAGGCTTGTAAATGTCTTGAATCAATTAATTAAGATTATGGATGTAACTATTATTGAGGGGCTTCGCTCTGCTGAACGCCAGCAAGAATTGTTAAAGAAAGGTGCTACTAAAGTTAAATACTCTAAACACATGGAAGGCAAGGCTGTTGACATTGCACCCTACCCAATAGATTGGGATGATAGAGAGCGTTTTCATTACATGGGCGGTATGGTTAGAGGTATTGCAAAGGCACTTAATTTGAATATTCGTTGGGGTGGAGATTGGGATTCTGATGGAGAAATTAAAGACAACAAGTTTGATGACCTTGTTCACATAGAAATAAAAGACTAAATACGAATATTTTATATTGCATTAAAAAGATTAAATAATTAAGTTAGGAACACAATGGCATATATTACAACAAGAGACTTAAAAGACATTTACCCTTCTATAGATGAGTTTGATGCAAAAACTCCATTATATGGATTTGTTGTGCATAGTGGAAGTAGGTACAGAGCTGATAATGTTGGCTTAATAACTCAGCTATTTGCAAATGGTAAAAATTTAGGGGCAGCCCAGAGTGGCATATCTGATGTAGATGCCAATGATGAGTGGTATTATGACGATACTAATGATGTTGTCTATTATTTTAACAGTGCCACCAATCCCAACGATATGCTCATTGAATCTGGTGACGATTGGGATGCAATCAGAAGTCGCTATATATCCAACGCTGAAAAATACCTTGATTCTAGGTTAGACGGCAAACTGCCCCGAAAACAATTCAAAGACAAAGATGGTAACTATGACTATATGATAATTAGAACTACTGCATTATTCGCAGTGTCTTTTTTGATTAGGGCATCTCAACCAACATCT